GCCTCTCGTAGTTTTCATTTCATTCATCATTTGAGTCGGGTACCCATGGATGTCCTGATCCAATATTCTCAACATATCCAAGCGATTGTGTTTGATGGTGGCTAACTTCAGTTCATTTCTGACACCCATCAAGCCACACGTTGAATGCCTCCATTCCGTAATCACTCGACGAAGTACTCCTATATCACCGGTATCAATCGCATCATCGAAATCACTCGGAGACCAGTCCGCGGATCTAAACGAGAACATATGGTACATTTTAGAAATCTTTTGTGTGTCTTTTGACACAATGGCCTCACGAATAGCAAGTTTTATTTCAACATTCGAAGCAAAAGCATCATTGAAAGTATTCACACCGTGAAAGTCGATGCAATCACTCAACATGCGGTAATCGCCGTGCATGATGCACGCGTAGACAGAAGCACGGAGGTGACGGGTTTGTGATTCGTGGTCTGGCATTGGAATGTGAAGCATCGAAAAGAATTCCGCGTTCCAATTATTTTCAGCGCATCCGTATAATTCTTCACCAAAGGATCTGGGGCAACCAGATCGTTTGAAGAAATTGTAGATTTCTCGTTGTTTATGACGAACAGCCGCTTCTACGGCGCTCTTGGATTTCTTGTAGTTGAATGTCTCGACACATTCAATGTGACCATTCTTGATAGCGGATACGCAGTTTTTGCAGGTAGAGCAACGCATTTTGGTGCGACCCCTGTGAGTCTTTAAATTGACTTAGGCATATTTCATACATAATTTATTTATGCATTCCACGAATTCATCGTCTGATTTGTACATTAAATCTTCATACTTTTTAGCCTTGGATATGTGGTGATCCATCTTTTTCGTCATTTTGGCAACCCGTTTTCGTGTGTACCAAAACTTCATGTATTCACGAAAAGTCATTTTCTTTCGTATGTACACGGGTACATTCATCTTATTACATTATAACTAGTTTTTTCTAAGCCGTGACATTAAAAATAAAATATAGACATATATTAAAAATGAATATCGCACTCGAAGCACTGCTAAGATCTATCGGTGTATTTTTGGGCGTTTTCTTTACGGTCAGTTGGGGTAGAAAGAGTAAACCAGTGTGGGACGTCGCATTGATAGTACTTTCCATCATTCTCGCGCTGTTTTTGGCCTTCAGGCGGGTCATCGCACCATCACAATAATCACAATTTACTCAAATATTTCGAACCGACCCTTTTCATGAAACGATGTTTTTCTTCTCGACCATCGAAGATAATCTTAAATCCATTACCAAAATATGGTTTAGGTGCGGTTTTATAATAGTCTTCTAATTCATCGTCTGACGCATCGTCAACGACGTAATCGGGGTCTTCATTTTGTTTTTTTCTAGTGCGCATTGGTTCTTGTGATTAATAGTTTCACACACTTTATCTAAGTTTAAAGATGTAAATCCATACACCTTTAAATGAAGACGGTCATCATAGCACTTCCAGGAAATCACTTTTCGGGTGCATTTTTACGAAATTGGTCAAATGCACTCTTGTATCTTCAAAACAAAGGTTACACGGTGATGATGGTGAACGATTACAGTAGTTTTGTGCCATTCTCAAGAATGAAAACGCTTGGGTTAGATACACTCCGAGGTGTCGATCAAAAACCATTCAATAATGAAGTTGATTTCGATGTATGGGTAACCATAGATAGCGATATATTCTTCATACCGGAACAGCTCGAACAGCTCATTGAAGATACGGATACTTACCCTATTGTTTCGGGTATCTATAGGATGATAGATATGAAGCATTACGCGGCAGTTAAAACGTGGAACATCGATTATTTCAAAAAACATGGTTCATTTAAATTTCTGCGCGTAGAAGATCTCGAAGGTGCACCCAAACACATGAAAGTCGCATACAATGGCATGGGATTCATGGCGGTAAAGCGTGAAGTACTCGAAAAAATGACGTATCCATATTTTCACAGGGAACTTCAAACATTTGATATGCCGGATGGAAAAATCATTAAAGAGATGTGCTCTGAAGATGTTGCATTTTGTAAAAATGCAAAGGATGCCGGGTACGATGTCATGATAAACACCGAACTAAAAGTTGGACACGAAAAAGAACTCGTCATTTAGAATCTAATGCGAAGAGGCGGTAACGGAATGTCATCAATAGAATTCGCGGTGGTCGTGTTTGAAGATGCACCCACGAGATTTTCTAAGAATGTTCGAGTATTAGATATAGGTACAGAAACGTCGTCGAATCTCGCCATTCTGGAGCGAACCAAATCTCGCTTCATTTGTGTAATTTCTTTACGTAGAGTCTCATTTTGTTCCATAAGTGAAAGGTAATCATTCGTGAGATTCAATATATAATTATCACGCACGGTATCACCGGATGCATATAATAGTTTGAGATTTTCGCATATTTCTAGATATGTATTTTCTGGGAGTTCAGTCTTATGCTCATCGACGAGGGACATTATATTTCTAATGGGATCCATTTTTAATTATTACACTCTTATTTTTTATGCATCTTCATTTTCTAACATTATTCGTAGTCGATCTTCGATACTCAAACCATCCACCGCGATAACTTCAAAATCGGCGTCAACCACGTTTGGATCAAATATATCACCGTGTTGTTCACACAATTCACAAACAGTACCATCTCCCGGAGGTTCGCCGATGGGGTGATTGTGTACCGGAACGGGTTTTTTGGTCACAGGCTTCTTTACTCTTGGCTTTTTCTTTTGATCTGGTGGTGCACACTCGGATGTTTGTGGCGGACTCGCGTGCTGTCGATCGTGTTTGTCACAGACATCCTTTCCATCTTTGGCGCGGCATTTACATCTATTACCACTCGAAGCTGCGATTGCTTTACATTGCACCCTTTCCGCGACTGGTTTCTTTTGTGTAGCACCAGTTCGTTTAGGTTTGATCTGATCCTTGAATGAATCAAATTTTTCATGAAGCTGCTTGTTCTCGACGCGAAGTGTTTTTACTTCGTCGATGAGAGTCTTTACGAGATCGGTGAGATATGCGAGTTCACTCATTATTTGTGTTTAAAAAAAATGTAGTGATCAACGACTTAGGAATTTTTTTCTCAGTAATTTTAATGATCGCACGTCCTTTCACGTCAGTACTAGTCGAAGCAATACTCATAGGAATTCTCACATTAGCTATATACACTGGGGTATCCAAAGTGGTAAAAGATACACGGGCGCTCGTATTAACCGGAGCACTCGTCCATCTATTTTTCGAGTATTCGCCCATGGGAAATTTGAATGAACGATATTGTAAATATTTATTAAAAGCCTAGTATCGCACTCAAAACTCTGTTTTTCCATTCTTTGACGGTTTCAGTTTTTTGGGTGTTCTTAAGTTCCAATAGAGCTTCCGCAGCTAATCCTTCATCTACATGTGCCTTACAGCAGCCATATCTAGATGATTTATGCCAACACCCAGGATACTGACATTTAGGCCTCGTCGTCGGTTTCGTCGAATACGAACTTTCTGCGTTTTCGTGGAGTTTCGTCTTCATCGGATGATTCGCAATTCTTGATTTCACCTTCCTCGGTACACGATTCTGAGTCAGACTCGGATTCTGAATCTGTGATGTACTCGTATTCACTTGGGTGGTAAATATCCGGTAAATCTTCTTCGAGTGCAGACCAGTCGACCCAACCCATCAATTCATTTTGACGAATAAACTCATTTAGTTCACGCTTATCGCGGATATTCCATGTGTCTCTGGCGATATCACTCCAATACACTAACGAATCATCATCAATTTGACACGGATACAAATACAATTCGTCCACATCTTCTTGATCCTTCATTTGTTCACAGTAGATGTCATACATGTGTTCTAGAATACCTTCACTCGAAACACTCGAATCTTCGATGAAGTTTTCGTGACCAAAAGTGAGAAAGTGTACCTTACCATACGATGCATTTAATTTTTTGGTAGAAACACCCATGTAACACATGTAATTTCTAGAATTACGAGGAACGAGTTTTTCGGGGAAGTTTTCGGCTCGGAGTGCCCACACCTCAGTGTCTTCGCTAGTCATTCTCGTCATGAGTCCATCCAAATACGGAAGACGACAAAGAGACGCACAGTGTTTCACGAGCTCGGTATTGAGATTCATGTTCTATATATCATCTACGGTTGATTTGTTTAAGTGCATTATTAAAAGTCAATTCTAGACGCAAGTCTTCCAAATGTTTTCAATTTAAACGCCTTTTCACGCTCTTCAAAATCACGACACCTCTCGGTGATTTCGTGTAGTCTCACTTGCGCTTCCATGATCTTATCGTCGTGTGTAAATTCCGCATGTCTTACGGTAGGTTTCCAAGATGAGAATCTACTATAAAACCGCTCTTTTTCAATATTTCTGTTTTCGATTTCTTTGTAACGTTCAATATCAGAACAACACGCCATGTAATCATCTACTTGCTGGGTTAAATTTTGTACCTTAATTTCACGTATACGCATTTTTACGAGATCGATCGCTGGATCATACACAGAAGAGTCTCCATCACCATATATCTGGTTCACTCGAAGCGTCCTCAATATTAATCCGAGGTCTCTCACACTCGTTTCGTATACAGAGTATTCTTCGTTTCCTTGGTGCACCCGGACATTTCGACTCGCATTGGATGACCTTTTTCCAGATTTCAATTTGGACGTCTGTACAGAGAGACCGCGTGGCTTGACAAAATGCGAGACGGAAATCGCGGCTCGTGCAACCATTTTGCATTATACACTCACTATTCCTTTATGAACCTTTGGAAATTCGAGAATGATTTCCTCGCCGACTTCGTTTGTAGCGGTGACTATTTCGTACCCCTCCTTAACGCACTGAGTTTTGATATCATATTTGATCGTCTTAGGAACAAAAATATTAAACAATCTGTCATACAGACTCATTCTTCCTTCTTTTTACTGAGATGTTCTTCTTCAAGCTTCTTTTTTTCACTCTGAATAGTCCTCAAAAAGCGTTTGGGGTGCTCAATAAACTTAGACCACCTGAAATCGTCAATCGAGTATTCAATATACTCGGGTACGTGTGCAATAAATACAAACACACCCTTCGTGAATCTATACACACAAGTCGTAGCGAAAGCGTAGCAAACGGCTCTCGGGTAAAGCCACCACATTATGTGTTCATAGGCGTCTTTTTTTATCTATATTAAATACAAGATGAATCTTGATGAAGTAGCGAAGAAAGTCCAGTACATCACAGTAGATTCAGAATTCGTAGATGGTTCTAATAACACATTTACGATAGATTTCTCACTCGATTCAAATGTACACATGGAAGATATGTCAAAAGTTATAGGGTTTAAGATAGTAGACTTTTACGTGACCCAAATAGGCGAAAGTGATTCAACTGGAAATACAGACGTGTCCAAATATATAGATGTCGTGTGCGAAGACATACCAAAGCGTGCACAGATACTCGACGAACGACACGGGGAAATACTCGCGCGAATACCACTCGAGAGGAGTTTCTCTGGTAGTAACTCGTTTATATTGAGAGATAAACAGTGGAGATCGCATCAAAGACAGACAGGGTTTTTTAATCCGTTGTCAATACAAAAAACACACTTTAAATTGTATGAATCCCAAGGAGATGGAGATTACGAATTACTCAAACCGAGTGTTTCGTTTTACATGATAATAGAAATAACAACCATCGATGTAAAAGAAAAACCACGCAATAGAGAGGTACAAATATTACAGGCATTAGATCGTCTCATGGAAAAGATAGACAGCCTCAACCATAACGTAAAAAAACTACCCGACGCGGAACAATTGGAGAAAGCTAGAAGAGAAACAAAAAAATACCCATTTAGCTATCTCATATTAATGATACTTCTTATTTTAGGAGGTGTGTATTACATTACTTCAAAACAGCATCCGATGCCCCATCAACCTTCTTTTTAACTCGGCGAACGACCTTCTTCACGGGCTTAGGGGCTTCTTCAACTGGCGCTGGCGCGGGAGCCTTGGCTTCTTCGACTTGTTCTACTACTGGCGCTGGCACTGGCGCTGGCACTGGCGCTGGTGCTGGTGCTGGCGCCGGGGTGCTGTCAAGTTCATCCACCAAACGCATCAACAAACCATACACGTGTTTCTTGTTGATTCGAAGGGTTTGCATTTCATCTCTGATTTCTTGCCTGAGAGCTTCCATTATAATATACATAAAGGAAATATTATCTTTAAATGTAATGCTGGTCATAGGTCCTACCCTTCTGAGTGGAATAGGACAACACGCAAAGAAATACACTGAACTTTTCCCCGAATGGAAATACATTCAGGTATCCGAACACATACCGGAATGTGAACGCGCTTTCATATTCGCTCTACCCGTCGAATACTGGTTCGATAAAATAGTCGAACTCAAAAAGAAAATTAAGCATTTACATTGCATGACGGTCTGTGAAACTGAAACTGTACACGAAGACTATGGAAAACTATTTAAATTATTTGATAGAATCGCCGTACCGAGTGAATTCTGTAAAAATGTATTTTCGCGTCAGTTTCCGGACACCGAATTCTATGTAATACGGGCGCACATACCACACAAGGATACGTATACATTCTATCACATAGGCAACGTGATGGACCAACGAAAGAATTTCAGAGCTATTTTAGAGTCATTCGTTCGTCTGAATAAACCAGATACAAAGCTTCTGGTAAAAGCCACGTGCAATCAACCGATAACCATAAATCTACCAAACGTTGAAGTAATAAACGGGCTCGTATCGGACGACGAAATGGACAAAATACATAGAATGTCTGATTGTTACGTGAGTTTTTCAAGTTCAGAAGGAGTTGGTATGGGTGCAGTTGAAGCGGCCATGCGTGATAAACCCGTGATCATCACAGACTACGGTGGTGCACCCGAATATGTTAAAACACCGTACACGGTTTCGTGTGAACTTCAAGAGTTGCAGAATGACGATTTCTTGTTTAAGAAAGGAATGCAGTGGGGCAAACCAAACAAAGAACAACTCTTGGAATTCATGACGGATGCATATGAAAAACGATTGAGGCACATGGACCACTCACATACGAAGTGGATGGTGGGTAAAGAAAATGTTTCACAACAATTCATCGATAATGTAATTGGTAAGTAAAACAATGAGACCGGTGAGAATAGCACCCGAGGCGATGGCACCCTTTTGAGCGATCAACATGGAAACGATATCATCTACAAAACCAATGTTGGTTGGTTTCTTCACGGTGTCTGGAACAATTTTGGCTAAAGCGACATAGAGAGCCATGGCTATTACAACTGGACGAAGTGTCTCTTGGTCTAACATTTATAGTACACTAATATTTTATCTTCGGTTGATGTTTTCTACAAAACCCACCACACACCGCCTTGAACCCACACGACTTACCACTCAATGTCACGGCTTGACATGTGTGTACAGCTCTTCGCTTCTCAGATACAACTTCTGGAGCCTTGCTAATGAGTTGAATGGTTCTATTCTGTTTTTCAGTTCTGAGTTGAATGTATTTCTGTTTCATCTTCCAGGTAGCGTTTGCGAGTTTCGTGCATCTATCGGTGGGGGAATCCACTCGATACATGCGCATGGCGTCGGCGAGGCACTGTTCGTAAGACATGTTCAAATGTTATAATTATAAGGGTAAGAATAGGTGACTTAGGTACTAGATGACACGATGTCTATCAACAATCAGATCATGGACGCCTCCCACGATAGATTGTAAAATAAAAAAGTGGAATGCATTTTGGATAGTTTCTGCGAGAGTATTCATTTTTGATTACAAATTAATCAGGTCTGGTGAACTACTTAGGAACTAAAAAAATGCGGATCTATCATGGATTTCTAAAAATTCCTTTTCCGAGGAAAGTAGTTCAAACCCGCGATTCACGCGTCTTGTTATCCACTCCAATCTTGACTTGATTATCACGCGACGAGCTCCCTCTAATGGGAAAATAGAGTTGAAAATAGGTAAATCTATTATAACATTTTCGATACGTGCACCCTTCTTCACATTTTCATCTTTTGTGAGTAGTTGGATATTTTTGTGATTGAATATGCGAGTCCATTGATCTACATCATTTATATTTTCCTCTACATACAAGACCTGTCTCGGTACGATCTCGTCTATCTCAAAGGGGTAGCGTCCAGAAACAACATCGTCCCAGGTGACGAAAGAATATGTGACGCCATATCTAATGCGCATTTTTTCCATAAGACGTGTGATAAGTTCATCTCTGCTTATACCAATGAGTGGCTCATATTTATCGTAATTTTTACCATGTCTAATTGCATTACTTATATTTGCCCTAATATCGTTCGACCACTGTCGACCCATATAATGAGAATAGCAGTGCAAACAACTGCATGACGACACCTGTGCATGCCACTTCAACCCATACTGACCAGTATGGCGCGTAGAATTAACATCAGAATTGCACAACTGTCTAAACCTGGGTTTCTTGTCCCCTTCTGTAATACAAACTGATAACACATGACTTCCGTCTTCTCTTAGTTTAATAGATACAAGTCGAATATCAGTATCGTTGTGCTCCCATGTCTCGCCCAGTGTTAAGGTGAGGCTTGATTTTGATACCACCACTGTCTTGGATTGTTTCGTCGAGTTTGAGTTATACTTTTTAAGTCTAAGTCTATTCATCGCTTCTTCACGCAGAATAGCCTTGCGCTCGGGTGTGAGTCCTTCACCTTTTCGCGTATAGTAGGGTTTTACACGGCACCCGGATGGGCATCCATTCGGTGCGAACCGGCACTTAGGACAGCCTCGACCGTTTTCGTATGGTCTGACCATATTTATTAGAATAAATACTAAACCCTTAAGTTAGTTCTTCTCAATTAGGGTCATAACAGTAATTAAATTTGATGATTCAAAGACCCCTACCTTTGTTTTTAAGAAAACAGCTTAAGTGAGAGGCGCGTTTATTAAAAATCAAGTAAAATGAGTGAAAGCATCCAAAAGCTCACCCACGTGGAACACATATTAAAGAGACCAGATTCTTATGTTGGTCCAGTTGCCCGCGTCGGTGAACAGTATTGGGTCAAGGAAGGCGACGGCTTCGAAAAGAAAACTGTCGTATACGCACCGGCACTTCTCAAGATTTTTGACGAAATTCTCGTCAACGCCATCGATCGTAATTCGATCTATCCTAAACAGGTAACGTCCATCTCCGTAAACATCGACCGAGAGAAAGGTGAAATCAGTGTCGAGAACAACGGGCCTCTCGGGGGCATCGCTGTCAAAGAACACGAAAAGGAGCAGATTTGGAATCCAGAGCTCACGTTCGGGCATCTTCTCACGAGTACCAACTACGACGATTCACAGCAGCGGGTTGTAGGTGGTAGAAATGGGTACGGCGCAAAGCTCACGAATGTGTATTCGAGCAAATTCTCCATCAAAATCAAGGATTCAGAAAACAAGACGACGTACACTCAAGAATGGACAGATAACATGAAGACATGTGGAAAGCCGAAGATGCGTAGCTACTCGGGGGCGACCTCGAGTGTGTGCGTCACATTTACACCGGATTGGTCGAGGTTCGGTATGAAGGCGATGGATGATTACATCTTCAAAATTTTTGAGAAACGCGTGTATGATGCGAACATCTGTACCGCACCGGGGTGTAAAGTGAAATTTCAAGGTGAAGCTCTTCCAAAGACAGCATTTAACGAATACGCGAAGATGCACACGAATTCGGATGAAATTTGTATGTTTACGTCGGATCGATGGTCTGTGTGTGTAGTTCCATCGGAAGATGGATTTGAACAAGTGTCTTTTGTGAATGGTATATGCACGACCAAGGGTGGGAGTCACGTGGATCACGTGGCGGGTATACTCGCGTCAAATATCATCGACGAAATGGCGAAAAAGATTAAACTCAAACCCCAACAAGTAAAGAATGCATTCATGGTCTTCGTAAAAGCGACGCTCGTCAATCCAACGTTCAGTAGTCAGGTCAAGTCCGAGTGTACACTCAAACCACAAGAATTTGGTAGCAAATTTGAGCCCACAAAGAAACTCATCAAGGACATTCTCAAAACGAACATCCAAAATGAACTCATGGCGCTCTCGAAATTCAAGGAAATGAAAGAACTTCAAAAATCGGATGGTGTTCGTAAATCTAAAATCACGGGTATACCAAAATTGGACGATGCAAATAAAGCTGGTACAACCCAATCTGGGAAGTGTACACTCATCATCACAGAGGGTGATTCTGCGAAGTCACTCGCAGTCGCGGGTCTATCCGTGGTTGGTAGAGACTATTACGGGGTATTTCCACTTCGCGGGAAATGTAAAAACGTGAGAGATGCGTCGGTCAAACAGCTCACGGAGAACAAAGAGTTCAGCGAACTAAAGAAGATACTTGGACTTCAACAAGGTAAAGTGTACACCTCTCTCGATGAACTTCGTTATGGCCGTCTCATGATCATGACTGATGCAGATACAGATGGAAGTCATATCAAAGGTCTCGTACTCAATATGATTCATTATTTTTGGCCAAGTTTACTTGACCTAAATTTTGTAGTGAGTATGGTGACACCCATCATCAAGGCGTCGAAGGGATCGCAAACTATGTCGTTCTACACAGATTCCATGTTCAGAATGTGGTATGGAAATGGAAAACCTGGGTGGAAGATTAAATACTACAAGGGACTCGGCACGTCTACGTCTGCCGAGGCAAGAGAATATTTCAAAAACATCGAAAAACTCACAGTTAAATTTGACACCGACGAGAAAACAGATGAATCTGTCGTGCTCGCTTTCGACAAAACGAAGGCTGATTCTCGAAAAACGTGGCTACTCGAAAGTACCGAAAAAGAAAGCTCGGAGCTCGAGATTGCATATGGAAATGTAGAGAGAATCGATATCACTGAATTCATTCATAAAGATCTCGTAAATTTCAGCCTCGCAGATTTGAAACGGTCGATCGCACACATGTGTGATGGACTCAAACCTTCACAAAGAAAAGTCATGTATTCATGCTTCAAGAAGAATTTGACGAATGAAATGAAGGTTGCGCAGTTGGCTGCATATGTTGCAGAAACATCGGCGTACCATCACGGAGAAGTGTCTCTCGCAGACACGATCGTAAAATTAGCACATAATTTTACAGGTTCAAACAATATCAATCTCCTCGAACCGTGTGGTCAGTTCGGTACCAGACTCATGGGTGGTAAGGATGCGAGTCAAACGAGGTACATTTTCACGAAGCTCACCAAAGACGCGAGAAAACTCTTCGATGCCCGAGATGACGCTGTCCTCAAATATCTCGACGACGATGGTAGACCCATTGAACCAGAGTATTATGTTCCGGTCTTACCAACCGTTCTCATTAATGGAACCGAAGGTATTGGAACCGGTTTCAGTTGCTATGTTCCGCCGTTCAATCCAAAAGATATATGTGAGAATATAGAGCGTTCTATTTCTGGTCAGTCACTCGTGGAAATGAAACCATGGTTTGATAAGTTCAAAGGACGCATTTTCAAGAATGAGGAAGGTCTTT